AGTTCAGGTGGCACCTACGTCTTCCTAGCGTTTGCCGAAAACCCCTTCAAGTACGCGAGGGCGCGATGAGATTCTCCCTTCCCGACGGCCAGACCGTCCGCATCGATCAGCCGTTCAACATGGGCGACGTGCAATACCCAGCGAACTGGCTGCGGCTGATGACGCCTGCTGAGCGGCTGGAGTTCGGCGCGGTCGAACTGCCGGAGCCGCTGGTTGTTGATGGTCGCTACTACATCGCCCAGGGCGTGCCGCACGCCATCGAGCAACTCAAGGCGCAGAGGCGCAGCGAGGTCGCCGCACTCCGCTGGGAACGCGAGACCGCAGGCGTCCAGGTCGGCGGGCACAGCTTCGCCACCGACGACCGCACCCGCACGGTGCTGATCGGCTCACGCATAGCTGCGAAGGAGGACACCGGCTACACGGTGGACTGGAAGTTCGCGGACGGGTTCGCGACGCTGACCGCCGCCGAGCTGATTGCGGCAGCAGATGCGGTTCGCGCGTATGTACGTGCGTGCTTTGTCGCTGAGCGAGCGCACGTCGCGGCCATTGACGCGCTCTTCGACGCGCAAGCCGTGATCGACTACAACATTAGCATAGGGTGGCCACCCAGTTGACTGTACTCTGGCCGATGTTCCGTATCAGCGCCGCCGCGCTGGTGCTTGCTATGTGCAACCCTGGCGTATCCTTCGCCCAGACCAGCCCGCAGGTTCAATGCATCCCTCATCATTTGGTCGCAGGCTACCTTGGCAAGAACCACGGTGAAGAGTTGATCGGCCGTGGCGTGGGAGATGATGCCCGCCACGTCATCGAACTCTTTGTTAACGCAGAGACACAAACGTGGACGATCATGGGCACGATGCCGACAGGCGTGTCGTGCATGCTGGACTCCGGTAACTCATGGGTAGCTGGGCCCTGAACAGATGGGTAGCATTATTGATGCCACTGATGCTATGGCTCGTATCGACAAGCACGAGGCGATGTGCGAAATTCGCTATGATGCAATCAACGCCAGGCTCAAACGGATCGAAATTATCTTGATGGTTTCGGTTGGGTTCATCATCACAACACTGCTTGGCTTCGTACTTCAGACCACCTGACGGAGTGTCAATGAAGATTTCACCTGAAGCCGTCGAGAACCTGATTTGCAAATTCGAGGGATGCGTGTTGGCCGCGTACCAGGACACTGGCACCAAGGGTGGAACGTGGACTATAGGCTATGGTCACACGTCTGCCGCCGGCGACCCGCCCGTGACGCGCGGGATGAAAATCACGAAAGGCAGAGCCACCGACATCCTCCGTGCCGATTTGTCGAAGGTCGAGCGCCAGGTGGCGAACCTGCTCAAGGCACCGGTTACGCAGGATCAGTATGATGTCCTCGTTGGTTTCGCGTTCAATGTCGGGTCCGGCAATTTGTCGCGCTCTACGCTACTGCGCAAATTCAACGCTGGCAACCATGAGGCGGTGCCGGGTGAGCTGGCGAAATGGACCAAGGCCGGCGGCAAGGTATTGCCTGGCCTTGTGCGGCGGCGAGCTGCGGAGGCGGAATGGTGGATCAACGGTCCTGCCGACGATGTGCCGTTCAGCGTGTGCCGCATCACGCCGGATGCACCGGCGGTCGCCAAGGGCATGGCTAAGTCAAAGCAGGGGAACAGCGCGATTGCAATCGGAGCCTTGAGCACCATGGGCGCGGCGAGTGAAGCTGTTGGCCATCTTCGTGACGCGAACGATGCACTGGCCGGCCTGTTTTCCATGGTGTCCAGCCCGACATTTGTGGCGCTGTTGGTCTGTTGCGTACTAGCCGGCGCCATCTGGTGGTGGCGCAAACGATCCATGCAGGAGCACGGAGTATGATGGTATGGTCACGAATCTTAGGGTGGGTCATCGGACCCATAGGGTCGAAAATCGCAGCCGCAGCCGCAGCCGTGGTAGCGATTTTGACGTTCTATGCTAAGGCGCGGCGCGATGGCCGGAACGCGGAGCGTGTCGAGCGCCAGGCCGACGAGCTGGGAAGAATTCGCTCTGCGGTTAGTGCTGGTGACAGCGTTGACAAGCGGTCTGACAGGCTGCGGGACGCTGATAAGTACCTCAGGGACTGACGAGCAGACGGTCTGCTCGGTCTGGACGCCGATTACATACTCGCGCTCGGATACTGATGAGACAATCGTGCAGATCCGCGTGAACAACGCACGACGCGATGCGTGGTGCAAGGCTGTGTCATAGGGGAGGGGACTGGGGGAATGGCTGCTGAATCCTCCCGATCAGCAGCCGTGGCGCCCGACGATGGTGGTGCCACTGGCCCGGCGCACTCAAATGCGCCGGGCCTTTTTCGTCGCGCTACGGCGCCACCGACATCGCCAGCTCGTGATCCTGGAGAGCGTGTCGCTCCAAAAACTCGCGGAGCGCACGTCGGATCAGATCCGCTCGCTTGGTTCCAAGCCGGAACGCGGCCGTGTCAATGCTCTTAACCTCGTCGACCGTCAGGAGCGCACCGATATTTACCTTGCCAATCATGATTTTTCCTGCCATATAAAGGGTTGGTAGTGTCACGCATAGTACAATATCTCCGTTAATTGTCAAGGCCCGCGTTATGTTTGTGCCGACTGCATGAGCGAGTGGCCCTTCCCTGGTCTGGAGCCCGGCAAATACGGCGCGATCCTTGCTGATCCGCCGTGGGCTTTTGATGCATGGGGCACACAGAAAAATGCGGCTGTCAACGTCACGAGCTACTACGACACGATGAGCATCGCTCACATCAGTGCCCTGCCCGTCAAGGCATTAGCGGCGCGGAACAGTATCCTGTTCATGTGGATTTGCTGGCCCACGATGAAACACGCGCTTGATGTAATTGACGCATGGGGATTTACATACAAAACATGCGGGTTTTGTTGGATTAAAGTCTCAGCCAACGGCGAGCCACGCATTGGGACCGGCTATTGGACGCGCGCAAACAGCGAAGTTTGTCTCATCGCCACGCGCGGCAAGCCCAAGCGAACCGCGATGGACGTTCATCAGGCGATCCTTGAGCCTCGCCGCGAACATTCGCGCAAGCCCGATTGCGTCTACGAGCGCATCGAGCGGCTGGTTGCCGGCCCCTACTGCGAGCTGTTCGCGCGCACGCGCCGCCCAGGCTGGGATAGCTGGGGAAATCAGGTTGGAATGTTCGGATGAAAATTCGGCTCAATCAGCTAGACGAAATGCGCTGTCGCGTGAGCGCGGCGGCGTGGTTGCGATGAGGTATCTGAGCGTCTGTTCCGGCATTGAGGCCGCCAGCGCCGCATGGCACGACCTCGACTGGACGCCGCTTGCGTTCTCCGAGATTGAGCCATTTCCGCGCGCGGTGCTGGCGCATCGCTTCCCCGGCGTCCCGCTGCATGGCGACTTCACCGTGCTGCGCGACCAGCCGTGGATCGTCGACGCCGACATCCTCGTCGGCGGGACGCCGTGCCAAGCCTTTTCAGTTGCCGGCCTGCGCGGCTCGTTGAGCGACGCGCGCGGAAACCTGACCCTGGAATATGTGAGGCTTGCTAATGCAATTGACGATCTTCGACGCGCTGCTGGCCGCGCCCCGGCCTGGATCGTCTGGGAGAACGTGCCCGGCGTCCTCTCCGTCGCAGACAACGCCTTCGGCGCCTTCCTGGGCGGACTGGTCGGCAGCGACGCCGCCATCGAGCCGCCGGCAGGACGCGGATGGACAGACGCAGGTGTGGTTTCTGGACCCCGGCGATGCGCCGCATGGCGGGTGTTGGACGCCCAGCACTTCGGCTTGGCGCAACGACGGCGGCGGGTCTTCGTGCTCGCTCGCGAAGGTGCTGGAGACTGGTCCCCTGCCGACGCGCTTCTTCCTGTCATCGAGAGCGTGCGCTGGCATCCTGCGCCGCGCAGAGAAACGGGGCAAAGACCTGCCCCCAGCCTTGCAGCGCGCGCTCGAGGCGGTGGCGGGTTGGGCACCGACACCGAGCTCGACGGCTGGCTGATCGCGGACGTTCTCGCCATCAGCCCTGCGTTGAAGGCGCGCGACTATAAGGGCCCGTCCAGCGACGGCGACGGCGACGGCGCGCCTCTTATCGCCCACGCCCTGCGCGCCGAGGGCTTCGACGCGAGCGAGGACGGCACGGGTCGCAGCACCCCGCTGGTGCCGGTGGCGCACACGCT